GATTAAAGATAAAACGGTCTTGTCTTGCTCGTGAGAGAGCTTGGCAGCATCCCGCGTTAAACGGGCCGTCTCGATGCGTTCTTTCATGTCCTGGTCGTTGGTCGCAATGGCCAATTTCAACTGCTGATCCTCCATAGCGATGTCGAAGTCCTGCTTCATCTTCGCCATAGTCTCCTGAGCCTTCGTAGCGGCCTTCTGCGCCTCTAACGACATCTCGGCCTTGTCCCGCTCTGCACGACGCTGCGTCTCGGCCATAGAGGTGTCCAGAAGGACCTTGGTGTCCGGCGACATCGGCGGCTGAGGACGGTACTTCTCGGCCATCTGGGTGATCTGCTGGATAACCGGCATAATCCCCGACAGGGTCTGCTGCGTGTCCATGTCTACGTGCTGAGACGCGGCACCGAACAGCTTGTCCACCATCTTTGGGTCCTTGAGGAGCTCGTACTCGGCCATCTCCTTGCCTAGCGACTGCTCTACGTAGCCGTTCATGCGGTTCAGGTACCAGAGCACGATGTGCTGCTTGACGTGCTCCATCACCTTAGGCACAAAAGTCGGGGCAATCAACGGATTGGCGCCCAGCACCGGGTTCTTTGCGAAGTCTAGGTGCGCCTGGATGTGGCCAAGATGGTCCTGCTCCGGGTAAGCCGAGGCCATCTGACCAATTGCCATCGCCACGTTCTCGTTAGCAGCGTCAATCTTGACCGGCGAAGGGGTATCGACCATCAGCTCGTTAACGCCAGGCACTTTGATCTGCTTTAGGAAGCGCTCAATGACCGCCTTGCGGTTAAACAGGTCAGGGTTCTTCTCCATAACCGCCATAACCGCCTGCGTCTGCGCCATTCGCTGCGTTTCGCTGAAGATATGCGGGTCAGAGACAGGAATAACGTCCGTAATACGGGCAAAGTCCTCGCGCTTGATGTTCAAATCCTCAACCGTCTCGCCACGACGCATATCGTCGAGGTACCAGCGGTTAATTCGGGACAAAATCCGCAAGACACGCCCTTGGGACGTATGCATACGAGCGTGGATGCTCGAAAATACGACCGCGCCCTGCTCAATCAACGCCTGGGTCGTGCCAACAGGCGTGTTTGAGTTAACGTCGGCGATCTTTTCCTCAGCCGTGGTCACTACACCCTTGGCTGCGTTGTTTAGCCAGCCTAAAAGCTCAAAAAGTACCGGGCTTGGCGGGTTAAACGGCAGCGGCATGGCTACTTTACGGATGTCGTCAACGCCAGGAGCAGCCTCAATCTCCGTTACCTGCGTGATTTCGATGTTCTGCGACTGGCCAGAGATCTTCGAGCCCTTCAATTTCAGCGCAGTCAGCGAGTTATTGGTATGTGCGGTGTCTAAAAGTGCCCTCAAGGCACCCGTCAAGGCTGCAGATAAGCCACCAATTAGGTGCGGCAGGCCAATTGCATAGGCGCCACGCCAAGGGATGAACTTAAATTCGACGATCCAGTCCAACTTCGACATTGTCTCGTCGCCCTCTTCCCAGTTACGGTACAGGCCGACTACCTCATTGTCGAACTCGTCGATCATCAGGATGTACGGGGCACTCTCGCCCTTGGAATACTTGTCCTCTTCGAGCTCTAACCAGGTATAAATGTGATAAACCCGGCGCACGCCGTCCTCGTTGTCACCGGCAGTGATACCCTCAACCTTGTCGTTCGCCTTCTTAGGCTTCGTTGGCTCAGGCTCAGCAGTGGCGCGGATAAAGTCGATGTCGCGGTACAGGCCAGACTTGATACGGGACTTGAACTCCATCTCCGTAATGTCCTGGATCTCGGTCACGCGCTGGGCTGTGTAGAAGTTAGCCGCGGCAAATGGCAGCAACACGTTGTCGATTGGCAGGAACTCAGTACATGGCCTGCGTTTTTTCTCGTCGTACCACATCTTCAGGTACTGAGAGCCACCTAAAGGCAACTGCGTGCAGAGCTGCTCCTCCTCGTCACGGAACTCCTCAATCTGCTCCGTGAGCTGCCAGTTCATGAAGTCGCGCTTACGCTCAGCGATCTCAATCTTTTCCTTGTCTACCTCGCCAAGGATCTTAGTCCGGGTCGGACCGTCAGGTGGGAACATCTCCTTAATCGCCCGTGAGGCGAAGTCAACGCAGGCCTCAGCCATAACGGGATGGACAACCTTAGAGGCGCCTTGGAACTGCGCACCACCTGGGGCGTCATTACCTAAGCCGGTGCGCTTGATGCCCTCCTCATACTGCTCATCGCGCTTCTTACGGGCCTCCTTATCGTTGTCGATAAGCTTGATGTAACGCATAGCCATCGTGGACACGTCGAAGTCAAAGTCCTCGCCTTCAGATAGGTTCTGATAGAAGTCCTCGTTCTCGCGTGGCCCCTTCGTGTCCATCTTCACAATGACGGAACCGTCAGGGAGCTCCTCGATGTCATCATCGTTAATATCAAGCTCAACCTCGACGCCCTCTTCATCCTCTTCGCCCTGTGGCGCCTCAGACATAGGATCTACGAATCGGTCAAACGCTGGGTCAATTGGAAATTCTTGTGCCATAACAGTTCCAGACAATAGTTAATTTGTTAATGCCGCTGTTAGCTTAAATATGAGCTAAGCCGCCCTTTTTCTTGCCGGCATAGGCCTCACCCATTAGGACTCTGTCTCTTGCTTGCTCTAGCGAAATACCTAGACGACGCGAAGTCTCAGCGATCTTGTCAGCCAAGAGCTCTATCTTTGGGGCGCCAATCGGCGTCGTTACGCCAGTCTGGCCGGAAAATGTTCCCCATGCCCTTGCCTGCGCAGGGACAGACTCAAGGCCTAGCGGGGCGGCAATGTTTTGTTGCCACCACGGAGCTAAGGCCTGCATCTCAGGGGTAGATACGCTGGCGCCAGGGATGACAGGCTTGCCCTTGAGCATCCTAGCGCCTCGGGTATCAGCCAATCCGACAGCGCGGCTCCAGTGCGCATCGCCTACCGGGGTACGAGTCTGGAAGCCAGTCTCTGGGACGCCGCTTGCCTCGATGTACATAGGAACCTTAGGGCTGTCCATCTGTAATGCACCAGTCTCAAGGTACTGCTCCATCGGGATAGCCTGCGCTGTTTTGTGGTACATGTGGCCAGGAACATTCACAATGTCTTTTGGCACCGTTGATCTTTGTGAGGCAGGCTTGCCGAGATGCTCAACAAACTCTGGGAAGCGTCCCTGCTTATAGAGCATGTTGGCTGCAGTCCCCCGAGGTATTTCAGTCAGCACCTCACTGCCTGGGGAGGCCATGCCCATCAACGTGTTCAGTCGCTGGTACTCAACAATCGCCCGGTCTTTACCTAAAAGCTTGACCATGCGCTGGAAGACAGGATCCATGACGTACCAAGGATCCATGCCTTGGACTAACGCCGGGTGCTTCTCAGCCTCAGCCATAGCGTCAATGATGCGCTGCTCGTTCTTCTTATTCATTACCCCGGCAGCCGCCTTTGAGCCGCGTGGGTTTGCGGTGGCACCTGGCAACTCACCGGGCAGGTTGCCTTCACGGCCTTTGCCCATCTGGAACAAGTCCTCACGCGTTACACCGAAGATTTTCTTTAGGTTTAAACTCTCAGGCGCTACACGGGATGCGGCCTCGGCAGCGATCACGTCAGGGCGCTGGTAGATACCAGGGAATGCAATCCGCTGAGGATCCGTCACCGTCTGCTTAATTTTAGGAGCCTTAGCCGCCTTAACCGCCGGGGCACCTTTCACAGACTTGATGCTGCCAGTGAACCCTAGCGCTAGATCCTCTAGCTTCTGCTGCTGTTCCTCAGGGGTATCGGCAGCGGATGGGAAGTATTGCTGGGCAATGTCACGCAAAGCTTGATCTGGATCGTTGTAGAGCTTTGATAACCTCTCCCGCGTTCTATCTATCTGCTCATCAATAAACGTAGGTTTAGCAATAGTCCCGGCTCTTGTCCTGCCTTGGCCACCATTGGCCATATGGGCTAGGCCACCTTCAGCCTTATTTATGTCAGGCTTAACTGGTGTAAGACTAGATGCATCAAAAAAACGATAATCCTCACCACCAAATGGATCATCAAAATAAGAACCAATATATCCTTTAGATTTTGCAAATTCTGCAACACTCTTATCTGTTGCATTTAAAAATGCATCTTCTCCAAATGATTTGTCATACATTTTTACTAAATCAAAAAAATCAACAAACTCACCTGGTTTTGCAGAATAAGATTTAATGTACTTACCATGTTTCCCTGCAAATTCTTTATTTGGCGAAGTTGAAATCCCACTTACCCCATGTTCGTGTCCAGAACTAGGTCGCAATACTTTCTCATCTGCTGTGGAACCACGATAAAATATTTTATTAGTAGCACCGCCCACAGGTTTAATGTTGCCGGTAAAACCCAACGTTAGTTCCTCAAGCTTACGCTGCTGCTCTTCTGGGCTGTCTGTAGGCGATGGGAAGTACTGAGCGGCGATATCCCGCATGGCCTGCTGGGGATCCGTAGCCAGCTTAGATAGACGCTCCGATGTCCGGCCTAGTTGCTCGTCAATGAACGTCGGCTTAGCGATGGTGCCTGCCCGTGTCCGAGCCTGGCCACCGGTCTTCATGTTCATCGGGCTCACGAACGGGGCAACGTCAGCGAGGCCGAATCCTTTAGGGCCCGATACCTCACCGCCCTTGGCCATGTTAGGCAGGTGGTTGCCGGCTTTGTACCATTCGCTCAATGTCATCGCGTCACCCTCTATTGTTAACTTTAGCAATTATCATGGGGTCTCCGTTAGCCGTCTACCGACTACGCGGCGTAAGGGTTAACCCGCGTGCTCATCATGCCTGAGTCGATCAGGTCCTCTTCGTCATAGTCATCCCGCGGCGGTGCGTCGATCTCTAGCCAGCCGGCGTCACGCAGGTAACGCAGGGCCTGGGTGCAGGCGTCTACAAAATCATCGTGCGTGGCCTCTGGGAAGCTACATATCTGGCTGACGAACCCCTCGGCCCAGTCGCGCACGAAGCCCTTGCGGATGCTGCTCTCAGGGATCCAGACACGGCCACGAGCGATAATGTTGGAGACAATGTTCAGGCGCTGCATCTTGTCAGCCCGGCCAGGGTTGTAGGCTCGGACCGGCAGGTGGGCTCGTTGCAGGTCCTGTATAAGACTGATGCCGGCGCTCTTGTCCTCAACCAGGATTAGGTCAACCCGCTTCTTCTCTTTGCCCTCGCCGAAGATCGTGTCGTACTCCTCAATGACCTTCGGGCGCAGGTCGGGGTACTGCAGCCGGTCCTGCCAGGCGTCGATCACCATCACCGACATTGGACCGTCCAGCGGTTTAAACATGCCGAACGTGATGCAGGCCGTCGGGTCGTTAACCGTCTTCTCCGTGTAGGCGCAGTCGTAAGACTGAATGATGTACTCGAATTTAGGGAATTCCTTGCCGTTAGGCCAGAGCTTGAACATCTCCCGCTTGACGATGCCAGACTCCTCAGGATCCAAGATCTCGGCGTAGATCTCCTGCCGGCCGAGCTTCGTCCCCTCGTACTGCATGATCTGCTTTTGGAAGTTCGTCGATAGGTTCGCTATGTTATCGTAGGTCGATGCCGTTGTAACAACAACGTCGTCACCGTCACGGCCAATGAGCTCAACGATCAAGTCCTTCGGCCGCGGGGTTGTGGTGCAGATCAGCCTGGTATGCTTGCCTAGCCGGACGCTGAAGTTGATCTGGTCCCAGGCGGCGTCGAGGTAGTCCCAGGCCGCCAGCTCGTCGCAGTTGTGAACTACGATCCCGTTAGCAATGAACTCATGCTCACCCTCAACCGTTA